TTCAATAAGAAAATAGTTCAAGAGAATATTGGTAATTTTACAGATGCTTCATTACTTGCTGGTAAGATTTCTGTAAAAAATACAGATATTCCTATATTTGAATACCCTGTATTTGATATCGTGTTTGTTAGCTATGATGAGCATGATGCTGATACTCAGTTTAGGAAACTGAAATCGAGATTCCCAAGAATTCAGCGTGTTCATAATGTCAAAGGAATATTTGAAGCACATAAGGCTGCGGCAAAGTTATCTAAGACAGGAATGGTATACATAGTAGATGCAGATGCAGATATACTACCATCATTCAACTTTGATTATCACCCATCTGCATATGACAGGGATTCTGTGCATATTTGGCATTCTAGAAACCCAGTAAATGATCTTGAATATGGTTATGGAGCCGTAAAGCTATTCCCAACTAATCTATTACTTGAATATAAAGGCTCACCTGTTGATTTCACAACCAGTGTGTCGTCGAGTGTAAAAGTAATACCGGAAGTAAGTAATATAACACGATTCAATACAGATCCATTTTCAACATGGAGAAGTGCCTTCCGAGAATGTGCGAAACTGGCATCTAAATCTATAACCAATCAAATAGATAAGGAAACTACTGAACGATTGGTAGCCTGGACTTGTAAGGGTGGAGATAGAGAGTTTGGAGACTTCGCAATGCAAGGTGCAGTGGAAGGACGTCGATTTGGATATTTGAATAAGGATCAACCTGAGTTGCTCAGGTTGATCAATGACTTTAGTTGGTTAGAAAAGCAGTTTAGCGCCTAACAGTGTTTTCCGATTAGTTTCTCAACACGTTCGTTGATATCTTTTTCGAGAGTATCTGTATTGATGAATACTTTTACATCTCTCATCTTCTTGAATGAATCTTCCATTGCAGCCCATGTTGCATTCTTATTCAGTGGAATAGGATGCGTCAGTTCAGCACCGCTAAGTTCAACAACATTGCCATCGTAATATTGAACTAGAATATGATCGATATATCTTGATGGTATTTCTTTAGCATCGATTTCTTTTACTATACGATCGAATACAGAAGGTTTAGCAATCCTGCTGATTGCTTTGTCGAGATTAAAACTTGTTGTTGTTTTCTTTGCCATTATTAGCATCTCCCATTATCTAATATTTATCAGAAAACAAGCTGGGTTTAACCAGCTTGTTATTGGGAGCATTTTCTTATGCCTTAGCGGTTGCTTTTGCAGAAAGTCTTGCTGCATCTCTTGCGAGTTTAGCTTCAACTTTAGCATCAAGTGCCTCATCCTTCTTATCTTGCTTTGCTTCAGCAGCACGCAAACGATCTCGCTCACGGCGCTTATCTTTACGTTCCTCTAGTTTCTCAGCCTTGATTTCTTCTGGATCAGCTGGACGCCCCTTACCTGGCTTCAACTCTGGTGCTAGTGTATAAGCTTCTTCCCTCTTAGCCGCTGCATCCTTCTCAAGAAGTTCCGCCTCTATAATAAGACCTTTCGCTAATGCTGATGGATCCGGCTTGACACCATTTACAATATCGGATATCTGCTGCGGTGCAGTCTGAGATTTCTGAGCCGCCATATATTCGTCAACCTTCTTATCAATAGTTGCATTGATAAGTCCGAGTGGAACTGAATGTCCTGGCAATGGCAACATTGTGATATTAGTCACTGGTTCCTTACGAAGATATCCGCGTTGGTGTAAAGCTGTCAGACAGTTTAATCCATCCGGGAACGTTCTACGATTTAGAACTTCAAAGAAATCATTGGTTTCGACTGCTTCTTTGCTGTTTAGACATTGAATCAGATAATCGTGATAACTGTCGGGTAAACGTTCAGTTTCGACAATCAAACAACTTGTTTCGTCATTTGGTAACTTTCTAAATACTACTGCGACACGAACTCCGGTGTTTACAAGCTGACCGGCATGCTTTTTAAGATTTTCAATAGCCATACGGCCCTCCTTAGAGAGGGGCATTGCCCCCCTCGATTACGCTGCCGGTGCTTCTACTGGAGCTTCTGCGCCTTCTTGCGCCTTCTCTTTAGATTGCACGCTTTCAACATAGGCTAAGAATCCCGATAGCTTATTGAATGAATCACCGACTTGTGAAAGTTCGGCCGCCTGGAATGCTCCACGACGTGATGCTAAATCAACAATACGCGATAGGAGTTGTAGGTCAGCAATAGTAAGCTGAACTGGTTCTACCGATGTTGTTGTAGTAGCTTCTGCAACTGGTGCTACTGTTTCTACTGGTGCTGCTACTGGTGCCGCCTTCTTTTGTGCTTTTGCCATTTTATTCTCCGTTAAGTGTTAATGGTTGTAAAGTATTCTATACGTTTTTATTTATACAGAATAGGTAAAAATGTTCACAATATTGATATTATTGTGAACGTTTTTTAAGATACAGCGTAGATAAGTGCTGTTATAATAACAGAATCTTTCTTCTGTTGTCTTTTTAGATCATTCTTTTTACATTTTAATCTAAAATTCTCTAATAGCTGTTCTTTAGATATTACGATACATTCTATTTTCTTATCGATACCATTTAAAAGAGCTTGCCTTCTCTTTTCAATATGTTCCGGTGTTTGTTTTCTTCCGGACTGAGATTTACCTATATTAGCCTTATGTTCTTCTGTAAGACCGGTTTCTGATATTTTTCTTTTAAGCCAACCATAGACTTTATTATTGCCTTTCCCGGACATAAGTTTGGCCGCATACACCAATCCCTTCACATGAGGATAGATTTTAATCAGGCTATATCTTATGTCCGTCAACACCTGGTTGAGGAATAACCTTTACCAAGTCTGCTGGCCAGTCGATGTAATACTGCCATTCAGCATCACGAATATGTATAGGCAGTTTCTTACGCTTAGACAAGATTTCGTAATACGTTGGCTTCTTAGGCATCTTCTTAGGCACGATCTTAGCATCGTTACCCTTTTCACTGTTACAAGTCTTACACGAAGTGCAACAGTTGGTCCAGTTAGTCTTACCACCCAAAGACCGTGGAACCACGTGGTCAAGCGTCAACTCAGCCAGCTTGACCTTACCTTGAGCTTCTTTACATCTCCACGTAGTCTGCAACTGGCAGGTAAAATCGTCGCGCAGGTAAACGTTAGCACGACTATATTTTAGATGCTTGCTCCACTTGACTTGTTCGGTCATGATAACAATAGATGGAACCTTCATTTCCAAATGCTGCGATCTGATAGTCCAGTGATCGTATTCTTTCAATGTCTTGACCTTGCCCAGAAACATCAGACGCATGGCCACTTGCCATGTTACCACAGATAATGGTACATGAGAGAGTGGGCCGCCATCAGCGTTTAGAAGTAAGGTATCCATAAATCACCATTGTTGTTGTTTGCAAGGCACCAGGCCCTAGAGCTAGTTTACTTGATGTAGACTAGTGTCGTCAACTGATGTAAACCAGTCGGCGAATTTTAGATATTTTTGAAACTCTTCAGGTATACCTTTGAGCCTCATAACTGTAGCATCTTCGTCGTTGATAAAATCTACTCTTATGATATCATTCCACGCTGTCAAGCCGCCGCCATCACCTGCGACGATAGAATACTTGACTTCGTTATTCCCGATTCTATCAGTCCAATCTTCAAAAAACATCTTGATGATGTGTTTATTATTTGGCGTGGCTATGAAGTGTAGGTATATGGAAGATTTATACATCAAAGTGTCTTTGATATATTTATCCTCCACATTATGTTGAGGTGATCAACTTTAGGTTTATTGCATTGATTGCGGCTAATGCATCGCTTCGATAGGTGGCTCGTTGATGTTGATCGTTTTCTGTATTACCAGACCAGAGTGTTTCAAACACCCTATCTAACGTTGCTTCCATCTTTTCAGAGATATCGATTTTCACACCAAGGAGCTCTGTCATTGATGTAGATGCATCTTGTTCTAATCTATTCTTAGCAATAGACCTGGCAATGACTTCAACAAAAGATTCATCTGTTGGGATTAGGTAGGTTGACATTATTTTAGTTCTTCTAATATTTTCAGTTTAGACCCAAGATACCAAATGCCACCCTGACATTCGGGCCGGATGATAGTGTCTGTTTGAATAAACTCCACTTTACACCATACTCTATTTTTCTTACTTAGATGTGGTGCAATCGGTGTGCTGCATATATGCCACCCAGGTCTGACAGCATAACCCTTTGTTGGATGTGATTCGGCCCAATAACTTTTACCGAGTTCAAGTTTCAATGTCCTATTGATAAACAACGGACCGTAGGTATCATCTTTTCGTTTTCGAAATAACTTGTATCCGATCATCTTATTTCTTAGGTGTATGATCAACAAGCCATTTGGTAATATTGGTATTACCAGCACTGAGATTACCGGATACGAAGCTTGAGACTTCAGTCCAGTAGACTACAGTAAAAATCACAAGCCCGATAAAAATAAACTTCTTCATATTGTTCTCCTGTCAATGTGCAAGCCTTAGCAGTATGTCTGTCTGTTATTGGCCTGCTAAACTTAGCGTTTTTGTGCGAATCTACCGCATTACAGCATGATTGATTATGTTGTTAGCAGCTACAGGTCAAGAACGAACCACGCTCGTCGATTGGCTTTCGTGTAATGATTTCATACTTATCCCAGAACTCTTCGGTGATATATTCACCTTCGAAATCTCCGCCCTTGCAGAAATATTCACCAGTTGCCTGGTAGGAG